CTTAAAGGACAGAAGTTGTGCCTCCGAAACTCCTCCTAGTAAAAACAAATTAGCATTTGTGGGAGTACGGTAAGAGAGACACTGGCCAGATCTTGCGATCTCAGTTCCAGTGTATCGGATACGTATCCCACAGCCAACGAGTCTTGACTGGTTGTCACCAGTCAAAAACTCTGCTTGTTTGAACGGGGAGTCATTATGGAAGCCAACGGTGCCAGTTATTGGGACGGGTTCTACATCTGTCGACGCGTACGTCGCCAAAGTATACCCACCCGCAAAATCAACATCGTTGTAGCAATTGTATGGGTTCACATATACAAATCCAATGCCTTGAGTTCCAACCACAAACGTTGATCGGGCACGTACCCCAAACTTGTATGATGGCAACGTGATGTTGTCTGGCACACAAGGGGGCCGTGGCACCGACCAAGGATCGATAAGAGCGGTAGCATAGTCTTTAGTACACTGCGAGAACGAAGAGTAAGAGGTGTTCAAAACCTTTCCTTCACGGAAAGGTTTCGCCGCTTGTTTAGAGCGGCCTACAACCCCTTGCTGCTTCATCCCGAATGACAAAGTATACTGCCGATATCGATTGGATCTTTCTGCTTTAGATAGTCCGGATTTATCGTATTTAGCCTGGTGCTTCTCTAAGTATTGCTGCTTTGATAACATTTGGTAATATTCGTCCGTTTTAAAACCTCCACCTCCACACCTCGATCCCGGGCAGGGATCTACTCTGTTGCTTCTTCACAATCGCGAGCCCGAAGACTCGAAACCATGAAGCAAAGCATCGGTGTTGAATTTATTCTTAGCTAGGTCCGCTAAATAATAAAAACAAGGACTGCGTTGGAACTCTTCCTTTTCACAAAGAAAAGAAGCGAATTCTCTCACAAACCCTTGAAACTCATTACCTTGTTCAGTGCCAGTTGCTGCATTAACGTAGAGTGCCACAAGTGTTGAGATCGTGGTTTCTGGTGTTTTTGCGTCCAACACATAAGCGAGGGACGTTAAACACTTTGACCACCGAGGCTCGCCACAATAGGCTCCTACGCGATCATTCCACACAAATGTACTTCCGAGAAATTCCATATCTGTGATCTGATCCGACAGTTTAAAGGCAGTTTGTTTAATGGTCATGTTGTTAAATAATTTATAATGTTCGACGACATATCTGTGCCACTCATCACCCGGAAAGAACTTCTTACGAAGTTCCGCCCAGGCTGTCGAGCGAGAAGACACATAGTCATCGCCATAAATTGATTCAACAACATTCTCCAAAATTTGGTCGTAACTGGGAGTTACGCCAACACAATGAACAAAAAAGCGTATCCACAACAGGAAACGTATGCGAATGTGACCGATAGTGTTGTCCGTAGTAGTTTTCCCACTACCAGACGGGTTTCCTGTATGTTTTAAGTACAATGACCCATCCGGGAGTGAAAAAACTTGTCTTTGCAGACCATCCTTCACCTTCTGTTGAATGTCCTTTTGCCAATCGGAATTGGTTTTCAAACATTCTTCCCGCAACGCGTACACTTCATCTATAAGAGGAAACAAACGATCCCATCCGGAGATGTCACCCATCTCATGTTCAACACAAGTGTCTGCATGAGCATGGGCTAGATTGTCTATTCCATTATATTGTTTTGTGAACCCGTAGCGGGACCAGAAGGATTGGAAGTCATTACACCTAGCTTTCATTGCCAAATCTTGACCATCATAGAGATATTTCTGCAACAAAACATACTCCACTGGTGGTATAAAAAAGGTTCTTACTTTGCCAGAGGCAACTTCTTCCTCAGGAAGAAACTCAGTCTTAGTAGTAACATGCCAAATAGGGTGACAGGGTTTGAAAAAAGAATCAACAAACTCCGGACACTCCATGACACTTCGCTTCGATTTGTAACCCATATTCAACCAGGGCTTCCCAGGGGAAGATTCCTTGTTGACTTGGATTTCAGGTTGAGGCTTAGAGCCAACCAAACACGACAGCATACGGGCAGTGTACTCCCCTGCGAGCGCCCAATAAGGACTCTGTCGGAATGAAAACTCCGGTTTGG